CCATCATATAACCTTACAGTAAACTTAGTTTCAGCAATAAATGAGAAGAGAGATATTCCAATAATACTTGAAAATATTACGATGCAGGATGATTATGAGGGAGATTTTGAGTCTAGAAGAGTTCTTCTTTATACATTAAGATTCACTGCTAAGACATACCTATTTGGTCCTGTCACAGATGCTTCCAAGGATATTATTACCAAGTCTACTGTCAATTATCTTACTGGTACTGATACGTCTAATGCAACACGTAACCTTACATACTCTGTTGTTCCTAGAGCAATTCAGAATTATGATGGAACTGTCCTTACCAACTTAGCAGGAGATATTACTAAGACACAAACAACATTTGAAGTTGAGGATGGTAGTAATATAACAGCATCTTCTGGTTCTACAAGTGTCTATATTGATGTTGGTGGAGAGGAACTGTATGTTAAGGCAGTAGATGGTAATAAGTTGACCGTTAAGAGAGGTCAGGATGGAACTACAAAACTTGCTCATATAAGAGGTACATCAGTTAAATCTATTACATCTACTGATAATGCATTAGTAGAGGAAGGAGATGACTTTGGATTTAGTGGAACTATAGTTGGAGATTAAAGTGAAAAACCATTTAGATGATGCTTTTAACATAACCCCTACCAAAGTCGAAGTAGATGAGAGTGATGTTGTAGTTGGAGTTGATAGAGAGAAACCAGATAGACTTGCTAAAAGTGAAATTACTAAAGACTATGAGTATACTCGTGGTAATCTTTATAGCATCATAGAGAAGGGTCAGGAAGCAATTAACGGTATTCTTGAACTTGCACAGGAAAGTGAAATGCCAAGGGCATATGAGGTCGCAGGGCAGTTGATTAAGAGTGTTTCTGATGCTACTGATAAGTTGATGGATCTTCAGAAGAAACTTAAAGATGTAGAAGAAGATACTTCTCAAAAAGGACCATCTACTGTCAATAATGCACTATTTGTTGGTTCTACAGCAGAACTTGCTAAGCTTTTAAAAAATGGAGTAAAGGAAGAGAATAAATAAACCAGGGAGAAAAATCCCGAAGTATTCATCATACTCATAAAATGCCAGACGATAAGTTACCGTCGATGGACGATTTCACTGATCCCAGTGAATTACCATCAGTCGAGGATTTTATAACAGAAGAAAAAATTGAAGAGAACTTACCTTCTGTCGATGAATACATCGTAGATGTAAAGGAAGAAGTAGAACATAAAGAACCAGATTTACCTTCAATAGAAGAAAAAATAGTTGACGAGAATTTACCAACTGTTGAAGATTATATTGAAGATCAAGTAATAGAAGAAGTAGAAGAAGATATTGAAACTACTGGTGGTATCTCTGTTCAGGAATATAGTCCTGATATGCAGTTTAGAGATTATGAATTCATTGATATTATCAAAAGACCTGAGTGGAAGGAATTAGTTGGTCTTGTCAATGAGGTAAGAGATAATATACCAGATATTCCCGAAATAAAATATTATGATGATGATCTTGAAAAGATATCTCAAACTATTGAAGAGTTACGCTCTGAAATACCAGTAGTTCCTGAAGTAAAATATTATGATGAAGATATAGATCAGGTTAAACAAACAATATCTGATCTACCAGAAGTAAAATATTATGATGAACAGGTAACTCAATTAGGGGATAGAATTGATAATCTACCCAAAGTTAAGTATTATGATGATGAATTAAATTCTATTAGGGATAAATTTAATTATGAGATTGAACAATTTTCTGAGAATCTTGAAGTAAAGGATTTTGAGAATAGAGTAGAAATTGATTCTGTTAAAACTAACTTAAAAAAAGTTAGTGATAGTATATCTGAAGAATTAAAGAAATCTTCTAAGAAACTTGATGAATATAGACTTCATTTTAAAGATGATGATAGAAAATTAAAGAAGCAAATACTTGGGCAATATAATACTTTAAAAGAGAATATTGATAAGAAGGTAAAGGATTTTAATACTAAAAATATTGAATCCCAAAATGTCATTACAACTTCTCTTAAAGAGTATTTTGATGAACTTCAGGGGAAAATTACCAATCTCCCAGAAGTAAAGTATTATGATAAAGATATTAAGGAAGTAAAAAAAGATTTATCTAAATTAAAAACCAAATTTACCGATACTGGTTTAGATATTAATGAACTTCGGAATATTGTTAAAGAAATAAAAGAAGCACAGAAACAAAGTCTACAGGAAAATTTATTAGCAGAACCACCAGAAGTTGATAATGAAGATCCATTAACTCCATTAGATCAAAATTTTGTAACCCTTGACCAACTACAAGAACATTACAGATTATTTGTAAATAGAGTTCAACAACAATTAGCATCATTTGGTGGGGGTGGAGAAACCAAACTTCAATACCTTGATGATATTGTAGGTGTTGCCACTAATTTAAGTGCTTATGATGGGTTGTATCTTAAAGTGGATACATCTCAACCTGCAGGTAAGAATTTTATATTTGAAGGTACGACTGGAGCTGGTGGAACATGGGGTTCTAGTGCTGTTGGTGTTTGGACTGGTAGAAATGTAGGTATTGCAACAACTGCTAGATCCAGTATTGCATTGTATGTTGATGGTGATACGACTATTACTGGTGATCTTAATGTTACTGGTGATATGTCTTATGATGAAGTAACAGGTAGAAATCTTAATATTACTGGTGTTGCAACTGCTCCAACATTTAATGGAAATATAACAGGAACTGCTGCTACATTCACTACAGGAACCTTTAATGGGAATGTAACTATTGGGGGAACATTAACATATGAAGATGTAACAAATATAGACTCTGTAGGATTAATAACAGCAAGAAATGGAGTAAGAATAACTCAAGGTGGACTTGTAGTAACTGCTGGTGTAGCCACGGTTGGAACAGCAATCACAATGGGTGGTGGCACGGTAACTGCTACTACTTTTGTGGGTTCTGGTTCTGGATTAACTGGAGTAGCATCTACTGATTATATTATTACAGGAACAGCAGCAACATTTAATAGTCAAGTTAAAATCGTCAATCTTAATGTTACTGGAGTTACTACTGCAACAACATTCTATGGTGATGGATCAGGTTTAACAGGTGTTGCATCTACTGACAATATTATAACTGGTACTGCTGCTACATTTAATAATCAAGTCAATATATTAAATGTTAGTGTTAGCGGTGCCTCTACTGTCACTGGTGATTTAACTGTTGGTGGAGATCTTAATGTTAGTGGTGATATTGAATATGATGAAGTAACGGGTAGAAATTGGAATATAACTGGTGTTGGTACAATTACTAGATTAAATTCTACCAATATTGTAGGAACTATATCTACTATTACTAGATTAGATGCTACTAATTTAAATGTTAGTGGAGTTTCAACTTTTAGTAATACTGGAGTAGGAACCGTACATATTGGGGTTGGTACTACAGCATTATTGGTTGATGGTGACGCAAGAGTTACGGGTATCCTCACCGTAGGTAGTTCATCTATTACTTTAGATGGTACAACTAATCAGATACAAATTGGTGGTGAAGAGAACGTTACTATTACCGCATCCAAAGTTACTATTGGTACGGGAGTAACAATCGATTCTACTGCATCTGGTATTAACTCTGCACCAAATGTTCTTTATGTTGCAAAAGATGGTGAAGATACTAATAATGGAACTTCAATAGATAACGCATTTTTAACTATTAAAGCTGCTGTAGGTGCTGCTTCATCAGGAACTACAGTTAAAGTTCTTTCTGGTAAGTATACTGAGGCTAATCCTATTTCGGTTCCTGCTTTTGTTTCTGTTGTAGGAGATGATCAGAGAACTGTAGAAGTTACTCCTAGCACTACCAATAGTGATATCTTCCATGTAAGAAAAGGTGATAAGTTAGCAAATATGACTTTTAAAGGTCATGTAGCACCTGCTGCTGCGGTTGCTTTCCCAACTGATGAGATAGCAGAAAACGTAGGTGGTGGAAAGTGGAAAGGTCCTTATGTTCAGAATTGTACAAGTGATACAACTACAGGAACTGGAATTTATATTGATGGTGATCAAGCAAGATTATTAAAAGCAATGAATGTTGACTCTTTTACCCAGTATAATCAGGGTGGTATTGGAGTTGCTGTTACTAATGGTGGATTTGCACAATTAGTTTCATTGTTTACAATTTGTTGTAATGAAGCAGTTAAAGTAGATAAGGGTGGACAAGCAGATATAGCAAATAGTAATTGTAGTTTTGGAACTTATGGATTAGTTGCTAAAGGAGTTAGTGATCTTCAATATACAGGTATCGTTACTTCATCTGCTGCAATATCACAAGCAGAAGCAATAGTTAATGTTGATACTACTGAATATACAATGAATAATTTTGTTTATGATTATACTTCTGGTATTGCTACAGTTACTACTACTGCTGCTCACAATTTCCAAGTAGGAATGGGAGTAACTCTTGCAGGAATCGGATTAACTTGTGATTATGGATCTAAGACTTATCCATATAAAAAACCTTCTATTTTTACTGTTGATTCCATTCCATCTACTACATCATTTGTGGTTAATGTTGGTATTTCAACAGTAGCTCATTATTATGCTGGTA